CTAGATGTAATGAAAGTAATCCGTTTAATAAATTTCCAAATGAACTTATTGAAAAAATAAGAAGTGAATATGTAAAAGGAAAACATGGTTATGGTTCTGATTCACTTGCTAAAAGATATGGTGTTTCAAAATCTCATGNNNNTTTAAGAATATTAAAGCAAGAAAGTAGGATACTGCATGGGTAGACGAGAATTAGCAAAAGGTGTCCATACTTCTCCTCAGAAAGCAGGTAAGAAGAATATGGAAAATATAAATGTTCCTAAAGATGAATTAGGTCTCATGGAAAAAATTATGCCAATCTATGATATTGGAAATATAAATAAAAAAGCATATAAAGGACTTTGGACTGAAGAGGAATTTATAGACTGTATTGACAAATTTTTCCAGTATTGCAGAGAACAAGATTTCAAACCTACGAAACCTGCGCTTCAAGTTTGGCTAGGTGTATCAAGAGATACGTATAATGAATGGGAAAGATTCCCAGATAAGTATTCGTACAAATCCGACAAAGTGCGTCAGGCCAACCAAATTATGGAAATTTACCTTCAAGGGCAAGTCGATAAATACCCAACAGGTTCAATTTTCCTGCTAAAAGCGTCACATGGCCTTGCTGATAGCACAACGGTTAATATCAACACAAATGTAAGCCAAGAGGATGTTGGAGAACTGGTCAGCAAGTTAGGACTAGACAAGTAATCGCCCTCCTTAATATTTATATATAAATCTTTATACGAAGATACCTTTCAAACACTGTTTTGGAGGGTATTTTTGTTTGTCCAGAAAAAGTAGGTATATGCCCTAATTTTACCATATTTTACCATACTAGAAAATGGCGGTCTAGAGCCATTCTTGGACACCCTAAATGTGAACAAATTGTAAACAATGCCCCTGTCGCAGATTTTTTTAGGTCGGTAACCCACTTATATCAAAGAGGGGGTCAAAACGATTGTAGGGCATCCTAGAGCCTCGTTAGCATATGCTAATTCGGGCTACTTTCAAATTACTTACTTTCTAACTCCTTTCAAACTCCTTTCAAATTACTTACTTTCTAACCTTGTAGGTATATGTCTGGGATTCTGGCTGAGTGGCTGTAGAACTGTCAGAATGTTTAGAATATTCACGCAATTCAGAATATTCAGACAATTCAATTAACGGAATAGTCAGAAAATTCACACTATTTACCTGACGAGTTAACAGAATATTCAGATAATGGGCAAAAAAGATATATGTATTATTTATTTGTGTAATAATTCGGATATAACAAAAATATAAAGTTATTATACAATTCTGGAGCGGATTCTAACACGGTTTAGATTGTAAAGTGCCTCTGTAAGGCCATATAAGGCTGTTTGAGCGGTGTTTTTTGGATAAGGATAAACCATAAGCGAAGCAGAATTTAATAATTGTTATTTTACTGTTATTATTCTCTTGGATGGCCGGATTTATTGGCATGAAAAATGCTATCTATTACAAGGCAGTTTTGCAGCGTTTTTGTGGTTCAAATAGGATACAAATAATTAAAATCAGACTAAAAATAATGCTTTACAGGTGGTTTTAGTTGTGATACAATGAGTGTAACGAACAAACACATTGAGAGGAGCGAATACATATGAAAAAGTCAGACCAAAAAGCAAGCGTTAACTACCATGTAAAAGCCGAGGTACAAACCATTCTGGAGTACAACGAAAAAGGAAACATTGAGCAAGCCAAAGAGGAAGCAGAAAGAGCGCTCGGCATGGTCGCAATGGCCTATTTCATGGAAATCATTACAATGAAAGAACACGAACTTTACATCGGGCAAATCATCAAGGCCGAGTACAACTACTAAAAACTAAACCGAGCAGGCGGTCATAATACCTGCGAATAAATGATAGGAGCGTGCTAAAATGAAAAAGTACTATCACGAGTTTCTGGTATCCACTGAAAAAGTGGCAGGTTATCCCTGTATTAGTAAAGTCTGGATTCCATTGGATGGTATCTGGACGGTTAACCAGTGGGCGAACTATCAATTGGTTATCCGCTCTGGTCAGTATCTGGGAATCATCCTGCATGACTACAATGACGCATGGGAGGGTTCAAGATGAACTGGACATTGAGAGAAGTTGAAGCCATCCTTTACAAGAAAGGGTATAATCCTCCTAGGGAGGAAATTCTTGCTACTATGGAAGAACTTTTAGAAATGTATAAAGAGAAGGAACAGCAATTGGATTTTGCCATGGCCGACTTAACGTATCATGTGGCTAAGGAGCGTCAGGAACCCTTGTACAAGGCGATACGGTGCAGGGAATGCGGATATATCCAAAACACTGAAAGTCTGTTATATGATACGCTCTGCCCCTCCTGCAGGTGTTCCCACTCATGGGATGATGTAAAAGTAGACCAGAATGAAATCGTAAAGGAAGTTCTGTAAATGACTAATGGATGTAATAATTGCTATTGGAAAAAAATTGGGTTCTGTGATGGAAAAAATCAATGTGGCGGTAAAGTATGGAAGGAGATAAAAAAATGAGTATTTTTTTGAGTGAGGGAAATAGGAAGTTAAAATCGACCACAAACGAAAAGTTTTTGATATTCAATCTTCCTGCAGAAATAACTTGCCCATACGCTACGGACATGTGCAAAAATCTCTGCTATGCCAAAAAAGCGCAGCGGTTATATCCGCAGGTGTTACCATGCCGACAGACCAATCTGGAGGAAGTCAAAAAACCAGAGTTCATACATAACATGATACAGACCATTGAGAGCCACATTTCCAAAAAGTCATGGCAAGGTAAGAAGGTTTATTTTAGGTGGCATGAAAGCGGTGATTTTTTCAATGCCGATTATTTTAACCAGGCATGCATCATTGCTAGGTGTTTTCCAGATATAGCCTTCTGCGCTTATACAAAATCACTACCCATAGTGGCAAAATTTGAAGGACTAATACCAGATAATCTGGTTATTCGGTTTAGCATATTCCCCGATACAAAATGGACACATTGCAAGCAAGCCATTGAATTAGGTATTCCCACATTTCACGCAGTGAACAAGGGATATATTGAAGGGGAAAACGACGTGTTCTGTAATGGCGATTGCTCTATTTGTAAAATGTGCTACTCTAATAACCAGAATACAATACTGTGTAACATGCACTAGGTCACATGATACATAATACGAGGGGATGTGGTTATCATAACTATCTTGCTAATTCCCATTATTATATTGATGAAGTTAGTCAAATGGTCTAAGTAATAACAGTAACTATTACTATATACATAATAATGCATAGTCCTTCACTGCTTTACTGTGGTGAAGGATTATACATTGCTATGAATAATCAGAATAGTTTATACAAATATTTATTATTATTTTATTTGTGTGAATTGTGTACACAATATAAACAATTCAATAAATTGTTATGAAAATGTTATACCCTACCCCTATTTTCAGAATATTCAGACAGCCTAATCAGTGGTCTTATCACCCCCAAAAAAATTCTAAGAGTTTTCTATTCCATGGTATATTTTGGACACGGATGTGACATAATGTAGATATAGAAGAATATTATGCGACTTATCAAGGAGGAAAAGGTTTGAAAAACGATTTTGAGATGATTGTGCATAAATTGCCGAGGGATATGATGCGGTTAAATTTTTATCCTGTTGGCGACTTACATCCCGAATCTGAGCAGTTCAATGAGAGATTGTGGTACACCTGGAAGAAAACTGTGATGGAAGATGAGTTTGGATATTGGGGTTATATTGGTGATATGTTCGACAATGCATTGAAGAAATCCAAGACAAATAGTTACGAACAACGTATGCGCCCCAGAGATGCCAAGATTTGGTTGACCAAAGAGTTGGGTGATATTCGGGATAAATGCTTTGGTGGTTGTGATGGAAACCATGAGTATCGCTCTGTGTATGAGTGCGATGATTCTCCGTTGTACGATGTGATGAGCAAGTTAGATTTGGAAGATTATCATAGACCCAATGCTTGTTTTATGAAGATTGCGGTTGGTGAGAAAAGCAAGGATAGACAGTTTGCTTATACGTTTGTGTTACAACATGGTAAAAGTAGGGGTAAGGTTGTAAATTATAGTTATGCGATTGACGGCATGGATGTAATGATAACTGGTCATACGCATGGTGCGGAATCTGGATTCCCTGCTAAGATTGTCATTGACCCTTATAATGAAATGGTACGGCAAGTTCCTTTCAAGAGAGTCATTGTGCCGAGCATGTTGGATTTTGGTGGTTACGCAATGAGGGATATGTATATGCCACAAGACAATACGATTATTCCTGTTGTGACGTTGCTTGGAGATAAGAAGAAAGTGGAGGTAAGTTGGAAATGAGTGTAGATGGTCATACCAAGGTGTATGTGATTTTCGATAAGAATATGTATAGCAAAGAGGATATTGTCAAGATTATCAAAGAAGAAGGATATAAGCACGATTTCTACTTTGGCAACCTTGGACAGCATGAGTTTGCCGATTGTTATCTGAACGAAGCGGATGAGGTTTGGTTGTTTGGAAATTGCAATGATATTCCCGATTATCAGTTGGCGATTCAAATTGGCTCGGATTGTTGGAGAATGGGTTAATGGACATTAAGTTAGTTGAACAGTATGTGAATATTGTCATTCCTAATATTGAGCGTGAGTTGGCTAGTGGGAAGTTGCAAGGTAAAGAATTATTGGATAGGTATAATCTGTATTTGGATGTACTGCGGATTACTGCCCCCTTCGATTTTTGCACGTTCAATAAGTATTTAGAGATTGACGATGACCATTCCAGTCCAACTAAAGCGTTTTATTATCATAGAAAGAATCATATTGGTGAAATATTCGATGCTTTGAACAGGATGGAAATATACGATGACTATGATATGGTTCTTATCTCTCTTGCTCCTAGAATTGGTAAAACTACTACTGGAATACGATTTCTTGCGTGGATTGGTGGCAGACACCCCGAAAATACTCAGTTGGCTACATCTTATAGTGACAATATCACTACTTCGTTTTATATTGGAGTTATGGAAATTTTTATGAGTCAACGGTTTCAAGAGGTATTTCCAGAAGCCAAGATTATCAACCAAAATGCGAAGCGAGAAGAAGTGTGGTTGAAGGTTGCGAAACGATATCCTTCGATTACCTTTGTGCCGATTAACGGTTCAATGACTGGTCGGTGCGAAGCAGGTAACTACTTGTATTGCGATGACTTGGTGAGTGGTATTGAAGAAGCAATGTCTTTGGTGCGGATGGAAAAGTTGTGGCAGACTTATACTGTAAACTGTAAACAGAGAAAAAAGGACAAGGCTAAAGAGATTCATATTGCTACCCGATGGTCGGTGCATGATGTTATTACTAAATTGGCTACTGACAATGCCGACAACCCACGATGCAAGATTATTGACATTGACTGTTACGATGAGGATGGAAAGAGCAATTTTGACTTCCTAGGAGGGTTCAGTACTGAGTATTACGAGGAACTGCAACGTACTATGGATGAGTTGAGTTTCAATGCTCTGTATAGGCAGAAACCTGTTGAGCGTGAGGGTCTGTTGTACCACAAAGAGGATTTGCAGTATTACATGGAACTGCCCCAAGAAAGGCCAGATACCATCATTGCTATTTGCGATAGCAAGAATATGGGTAAAGACTTTGTTGCTTCTCCTGTGGCCTATATTTATGGCGATATGGTTTACATTGAGGATGTTGTATTCCATAATGGGTTGCCCGAAGTCACACGGCCTTTGGTTGCTAATATGTGGCTTGACCATAAAGTAGTTCGTGCCGATGTGGAATTGAACAATGGTGGCAACTATTATGCCGAAGATTTGGATGCGTTGATTAAAGAAAAAGGTGGAAAAACCAGTATTCGCATCTTCTATTCTGGTAATAATAAGAACACAAAGATTATCACTTATTCGGATTACGTCAAGAAGCATTTTATCTTCAAAGACCAAAGCAAGTATTCCCCTAGAAGCCAATATGGGCAGTTTATGGAGAACGTGCTAACTTGGACACAAATGGGTAATAATAAACATGACGATGCGTGCGATTCTTTGGCTATGCTTGCGCAACTTATTCAAGATATCCAAGGTAATCAGATAATCATTAGGAATAGGAGAGAATTAGGCTTATGACGTTAGCATTGCGTGGCAGACGTAAGATTGTCACCGAATATAAACCTTCTGATATGATGGATAAGACCAAAATGGCTGATGCAGTAAACACAGCCATGCTTACCCATATCTTAAACAAGGAAGAAATTGATTATCTGCTTGAATATCGGGCAGGTGTGCAACCTATCTTGGACAAGACTAAGATTGTTCGTGACGAAATTAACAATAAATTAGTCGCTAACCATGCCCAAATGATTACGAGAAATATCATTGGGTACTTCCTTGGAACACCGATTCAGTATATCCAAAATGGTATTAAAGGTAAAGACCAGTTGGATGATTTGAATAGATGGGTTGCCTATGAAGATAAGGCATCCACTGATACTGAAATTGGTGAAATGCAAAGTATTACAGGTGTTGGATATAGGGTTATTTATACTGATGGATTGCTTAAAGATGAAGTTCCTTTTGAGGAAAAATCTTTGAATCCATCTAATACATTTGTTGTGTATGAGAACAATGTTGCCGAAAGACCTGTACTTGCGGTGACATATTTTTACTTAAAAGATGTTCAGATGGATACTACTAGAGCCAAAATGTATATTTATACAGAGTTTGGATATTATGAAGTGCTTACAAATTCTAGTGGTACGATTGATGCCGATTCCGAGATGACATTTGTGCCTTATAAAGTCGGTGGCATTCCCATTATCGAATATCCTAATAATCAATGGCGAATTGGTGACTGGGAACTATGCCTTGGTTTGATGGATGCTATCAATCAGTTACAGAGTGGTCGATTGGATGATATTGACCAAGTGGTTCAGTCTTTAATGGTGTTTATTAACGCTGATATTGATGCTGACCATTATAAGGAGATGCGTGAATCTGGTGTTGTGGTTCTTAAAAACTCTACTAATAATCCTAGTTCTGTGGATACTGTTGAAACTTCATTAGACCAAAGTGGAATGAAGATGTTTTCAGAGGAACTTGAGAGTTTGTTATATGCTCTTATTGGTATTCCAGATAGGAACAACCGTGCAGGTGGCGGTGGAGATACTGGAATGGCAGTTGAACTCCGTGATGGTTGGGCAGATTTAGAAATCATTGCTAGGAATAAAGAATCTGTATTTAAGAAAGCAGAAAAACAGACACTTCGAATCATTCTTTCTATTCTTAAAAGCACTATGGATTTCAACTTGGCATTGGTTGATGTTGATATTAAGTTTAGCCGAAACAAAAACAACAATCTTTTGGTTAAAACACAGAGTTACTCAACACTTTTGGCTACCAAAACCCTTGCTCCTGCTGATTGCTTGACTATCGTGGATTTGGTGTCAGATGTGAATGAATATATGAGCAGGGGGCAAGCCTTTTGGGGTAATTCTTTTGCAGGCCTTGAACAGGCTAATGTCGCAGTTGAAACCAGTAAAGTTGCGTTGGAAACTGCCAAAAATCCTCCCGAACCAACTACTCCTGCCCCTAAACCTGCTAGTAAGGAGGTTTAACGATGAGAGATATTGATATTTGTTTAGACCCTGCTGTTGATAGATTATTATATAAAACTACGGTTATTAGACAACTAGAACACAATGCATCGCAGTTCGTGATTACTCTGAATGAGGAATTTCTTGGACACACATATCGGCTAGTATTTCAGTTGAATGATAATACAAGTTACTATACTACTGCGCTGACCCCTGTGGATGATGTAATCACCTATCCAATTACTAATGTGCTTACGTTTGAAGCAGGAACATTGATTTTGGAATTACAGGCCTACGATACAGACCAAGTGTTGATTAAAAGTGCTATTGTGCCTTTTTTGGTGACACGATGCATTGATAATGTACCTGTTATCATTCCCGATGATTATCAAGCATATGAGGATTTGGTACTTACTTATATGAGTAAGTTGGTATTTGACCCAAATTCTGTTGGTGCTGATGCGTTTGACATGGATAACATGGTGGAGGGTACTACCAATAAAATCTTAACCCAAGCCGAAAGAGATATTATTGCAAGTGTATATCCTCCTGCGTATGGTGAATTATACAGATTTGGCAATACTACTCCCATGTCGGTTCCAACTGGTGCAACTTATACACTAATTCAACCTGCCGATACAAATTTCGGGCCAACTTTGAATGTTGGATACGATGCTCCTAATCATGCATTTGTAATCCAAGAAGCAGGAGTCTACTGGTTGTGCTTTACGTTCAGTAGTTATAGTGCTACAAACGGTATTACCTTGGAAACCGCTGTATTTAAGAATGATACTTTATTGGAAAATGCGCATACTATCCGTAAATTCGGCAATGCTACTGATGTGAACAGTGTATCGACAACTGCCTTAATCACTTGTGCAGTAGGTGATAAACTTAATGTCAGAGTTAAGCATGATAACATTGGAACGGTTAGTTTGACAGTTAAATGTGGCAACTTTAACATTTCTAAATTTTCAGAATAGATAAATTGAGGGGAAATGAAATACTTTCCCCTCGTTTAGAATATTTTGACGATAAAAGTGATACAATATATATGAAAGATAATAATGTGTTGGACTGTATATTTATGCAGTATGACATGGTATTAGGAGGAAAGAAAATGGAATTAACACAGGAACAAATTGATGCAATGATTTTGGAGAAGGTTGCCGAAGCAAAAAAGGGTCTTTTCACGGAAGAAGATTTGCAACGCAAGGTTACATCAGAAGTTGACCGCAGGGTAGAAAGTGGTATCCAAAAAGGTTTGGAAACACAAAAAGAGAAATGGGAACGTGAACTCAAAGAAAAGGCTCAAATGTCTGCTGAGGAACTCGCTAAAAAAGAGTATGAAGAAAAGATGCAGACTGTAACAGCAAAAGAACGTGAAGTAATGCGTAAAGCCAATTTGCTTGAAGCAAAGAGTATGTTGGCAGATGCGGATGTTCCCAAATCACATTATGAAAAACTGCTTACTCTACTTGTGAGTGAAGATGGTGAAGCCACCAAATCGAATGTGCAAACCTTTATTGACTCTTTTACTACTACGAAAAGTGAGATTGAGGTTAAATTGAAAACCGAACTTACTAAGTTACCTCCTCCCAATGTTGGTGACAGCGATAAACCTGTGACAAAAACGGAATTTAATAACATGGGATATGCTGAAAAGTTGAAATTTAAGGCAGACCATCCCACACAATATGCTGAATTTATGAAATAAAAAGGAGTCAATATAAATGGCAGGAACAAACTTGAATCTCCCTTATGATGCGGAAGTTTTTAACTACAGTTGGAAAAATACTCCCGACTTGATTCTTACTTCGATGTTGGAATCTGGTGCGGTTGTCAATGACCCCGAAATTGCTCGGTTGATTTCCAATGGCTCTAACTTCTTCGTTACCCCTTACTACGATGTACTGGCAGGTACGGAAGACGTTTACAATGGTGTGGACAACTTCACTGGTGCTTCTGTAACTGGTGGAACAATGGCAGGTTGCGTATTTGGTCGCATGAGCAAATGGTCTGCTAAATCTTTCATCGCTGATTTCAACTCTGGTGCTGACCCTATGGCTCAAATTGTCGCAGGTGTTGCTAAGTTCTGGATTAAGGCTCGTCAGACTCGTTTGATTGCCATCTTACAGGGTGTCTTTGGTATCACTGGTGATGCTGATTGGGATTTGCATAAGACCGATATCTCTAGTGCAGGTAAAGCACAGTCTGAAAAAATCACTGGTACTACCGAGCCCACCGCTGATGGTAATATCACTGTTACGGTCACTGCTTCTGGTATGACTGGTTCTCCTAAAGCAATTACGGTTGCAATCCTCAATGCCGATGATTTGGCAGGAGTCGCTACCAAAATTGACACCGCCCTCACCGCTGACCCTGCTGTTGGCGCAATGTTCGATGTTACTACGGATAGCGCAAGCGTTATCATCACTAAGAAAGTCATCTCTGCGTTTGACTCTACTCTGGCAATTGCTATTGCAGGTGGAACTACTGGCTACGTTGCAGGTGCTTCTGTTGATAACACCGCATCTACTACTATTGGCGATTCCAACCTAATCGGTGAAACTTCCGTCAATGATGCTTGCGTAAAAGCCAATGGCGACAACGCAGGTGAATATTCCTTGGTGGTTTGTCATTCCGTGGTTGCTAATCGTTTGGCTAATCTCCAGTTGCTCAACTACTCCAAGTACACCGATGCTTCTGGTATTCAGCGGAATCTCCCCATTGGTACCATCAATGGCAAAACATTGATTGTCAATGACAATGTTCCCAAGGTTCAGAGTCCTGTTGAGGGTGTTTACGAATACACCACTTATATCCTTGGTACTGGTGCTATTCGGTACGCTCCTGCTCCTGTCGATGTTCCTAGTGAACTTGACCGTGACCCAAACACCAATGGTGGTGTGGATATGATTTACACTCGTCTGCGTGAAACCATCCATCCTAATGGCTTCTCCTTCAAAGGTGATGTTACTACGGACAAAGGTGTTCCCGATGCTGTGTTGGTTGCATCTGCTTCTTACGAACGGAAAATGCCTGCAAAATCTATCTTCATGGCTGAACTTGTAACCAACGGTTAATGTATATTTTAGAGAACGGTAATCTTTACGTTCTTAAAGGTGATAATCTTGTCGGGGTTGAAATATACCCCGACAGGGTTATTCATATTGAGGGTTCTGAAAGACCGTATGCAGGTAACGGTAGGGTGATTTCTAAAGCGGAAATTGATGCCAAATGGCAGATAAAGGAAGGTGGTAAATACATCTTCCCATTCAAACCAGAACCTATCATTGAAGTGAAGATTATCGCACCGCTGATTGAAATACCGCAAGAAAAAGAAGTGATTAAAAATGAGCCAACTGACAAAGTTAAAAGAAATTATAGGAAATCCAGTAGAAAGTGATTCTGTTCTACAGTTTTACTTAGACATTGCCAGTGACACGATTTGCGACTTGCGTAATTCTGATATGGTGGAAACAAAATATCTCAATGTTCAACTTGAAATAGCAGTTGATTTATATAATAAACGTGGAGCAGAAGGTGAAGTTGCCCACACTGAAAATGGTATTTCTCGTTCCTATGAAAGTGCCAATGTATCGCCATCCATTCTTGCAAAAATAACGCCGTTTGCGAAAACTCCGTATAGTGCTGTGAGAGTGGTTAATATATGAGAACTTTGGAACGAAATAAGACTAAATTGTGGTATGTTGCTTATACTGGTGAAGCGGATGTGGTGGATGACGATGGTTTTAAGACTGGTGAAGTCACGAAAACATATAGTTCGCCTAGTGCGGTTTATATAAGTTTGTACCCTTCAAGTGGATTGATTGTTGAACAGTTGTTCGGTAAAGATGCTTCATACGATATGATTGCTGTTACTTCCCAGAATGAACGGATACTAAACAAAGAAGATTTGTTATTTTTATCAGAACCGCTTTCTAATTATGACACCACTTATGATTTTAGAGTGGACAGAGTTTTGACAAGTTTGAATGGTTCTAGTTACGGTCTTAGGAGAAGGACATAATGGGATATTTAAGCACCATCGAAATTGACTTAGGTGATTTTGAAGCAAGCGTTAGGAAACTGGATGCCCTCGACAATGCGGTTCAGATTGGATTCAAAAAAGGACTAGATGAACTGGCTGACAAGATGTATTCCTATATGGAAGAACGATTGGTTAGTTTTGGATTGATTGGTGCTAGAATTGCAAGTACAGTATCCGTTAATCGAAGTGGCGAAGGTATCTTAATAAGTGTTGGTGCTGACTATGCTAAATATGTAGAATATGGAACTGGTATTGTTGGTGCTGAAAATCCTCATCCAAAAGACCCTTGGGAATACGATGTTAATAGTTATGGTGAGGATGGTTGGTTTTATTATGATGAAAGTCATAAATTACACTGGACAGCAGGGCAACCTTCTCGTCACTTTGTATATGATACATGGTTGTATGGTAGTAGGATTTACACTCAAATAATTAACAAAAATATAAGAGCCGAATTAAAACGCAGAGGAATTGGAGGGAAAGTATGATTGTAGATATTACGAATGAAGTTTTGGATAAAGTAAAATCTACCTTATCCCCTATTCCTGTTTTGTCGGCTTATCCATCTGTTGCTCCTAGTTTTCCATGTGTGATACTTGAAGAAATAGCAAATGATACTGATGCTGATACTGTAGATACTAGTGGCGAAACTCACAACCTTGTTGGCATTGAAGTTAATGTATTCACACAAGGCTCTAAACGAGTTACGGATGCTAGGACACTTCGCACATCGGTTGATGCTATTATGAGCGATTATTATGGAATGACTAGGACACTTTCACAAACAACCCCGAACTTTTTGGATTCCAGTATTTATAGATATACATTGAGGTATATCTTTACAATAGATTCCAATAAGACTATTTATAGGAGGTAATTAAATGGCAGTAAGTACCGCTACCACTACGTTGATGTATACAACTGACTTGGTTGCACCGTATGATACTCCTGCTTTATCCAAGTTGCTTGATATCGTAAATTATCCAGACTTAGGTTCTACTCCTAGTAAGTTGGACACAACCGATTTATCGGCTACGATTTTCAAGACTTCGATTCTTGGATTGCAAGAGATTCCAGATTTGACTTTTGAAGCGAATTATGATGAAGCCAAATATAATACCATTTCTGCCTTAACTGCCACATATCATTTCTCTCTGTATTTTGGTACAGATGGTGCTGATGGCAAGTTCAGTTGGGATGGACAGATTAGAATCTTCGCCAATGGCGGTGGAGTGGATGAAGTTCGAAAGATGACGGTTACGCTTTCTGCTTCTACTCCCATCACATTCGCTGTCGGTTAAGGAAGGAGATAAATAAATGGCTGTTTCTACTGCAACAACTACTTTAATGTATTGTGCCACTCAAACTGGAACATATGCTAAATTAGTTGATATCACAAACTATCCAGACTTAGGTTCTACTCCTTCCAAATTAGATACTACTGATTTGTCTGCTACTCTTTTCAAAACAAGTATCCTTGGATTACAGGAAATTCCAGATTTGACATTTGAATGTAATTATGACGAAACTGCATATAATACAATCAATGGTCTTACTGGAACGTATTGGTTTAATCTGTATTTTGGCACGAATGGTGCAGATGGTATCTTCGAATGGTCTGGTCAGATTAAGATTTTTGCAAACGGTGGTGGAGTTGACGAAGTACGGAAAATGACCGTTACCCTGTCGGCTAGTACCGCAATTACTTTTGAATATAGTGCGTAAATAAGAGGAGGATTTGATGGTGAGCAAACTGAGCGAAATGAAATCTAAATTCAAATATACTTTTAATTCTTTTAAGTATATGGGTGAATTTGATATTGAGGAGTTGCAAGAAGCGGAAAATAAACCGTTTAGAATCCTTAATTTCGTTATGACGATGGTTATGGGAGCATTGAATAGTGACCCGAAACATTTTGTATCAGAGGAAGAAGTGCAAACTCTGGTTGAGGAATATATTGAAGCAGATGAATCTCTTTCTGATTTGATCGAGTTACTCATGGCTTTACTCCAAGAATCTAGTTTTTTCAAAGCACTTCAAAAGAAATAACCGTTGCCAAATCTTTTGAAGGTAAAACTGTAAACAAAAAGACTTCGATTTGGAACGATATAAATGAAACACTTTTGCCAAATGCCTTGATGATTGGGGTTGATTATGAATTGTTTTGGACATTAACTCCAAAAACATTATCTCCTTTCATCAAGGCTTTTTCTTTGAAACAACAGTATGATGATGCAGTTGCTTGGCAACATGGTGTTTATATCAAACTCGCAATTGGAAGTTGTTTTGACAAGGCAACCAAATTCCCTAAAAGACCGATGATGAGTAATGCACAGCAAGAGGAAGATGCGGAAACTCGTCAAAAGCGTATCAAAGAGAAAATGATGCAACAAATGACTCTTATAAATAGTAGATTCAGAAAGGAGGAATAGTGTGGCTTCTACAGAGAAATTAAGCGTTATGCTCACTGGTAGTGCTAAAGATTTTACGAAGTCCATTCAGCAGGTAAAGACCACTGTTAAAGGTGCAACAAAAGACTTCTCTGGATGGTACGCAAGTATCAGAAAAAGTAATAACCAGTTATCCAATATAACAAAGGATGCTAATCGTGCGAGTACATCCATCAAAGGTTTAAGCACCGCAATGAAAGGTTTTAATCAAGTCATCGGTGCAAGTAAGATGTATTTGATTGCGGATGTTATTGCCAAAGGTATAAAGTCCAATATGGATATGATTGAAACTGTCAATCTGTTCAGTGTATCTATGGGTCAATTGGCTGTTGAAACTGATGCCTTTGCACAAAGCATGAGCGATGTGATGGGTTTAGATAAAACTAATATCCAAAGTTCTATTGGTACATTTAATCTATTAGCACGTTCCATGGGCATGACGGATAAGAATGCTCAAACACTTTCCACCAATACTGCTAAATTGGCATTGGATTTATCCTCCCTCACTAATGTACCTATCAATCAAGTTATGCAGGATTTACGTTCTGGTCTTATTGGTCAGACGGAAACTGTTTATAAATATGGTCTTGACTTAACCGAAGCAAGTTTGAAGCAAGAAGCGGTTGCTTTAGGGATTTCTAAATCTGTTAGAAATATGTCACAGGGCGAGAAGATGGGTCTGCGTTATTCGTTAATGATTAAGCAGAGTTCACTTGCTCATGGTGACTTTGCGAGAACGATTGACCAACCTGCCAATCAGATGAAAATTCTTGGTGAGAGATTCACTACATTGTCTAGGTCTATTGGTAGTTTATTTATGCCTGCCCTTACTGCTATACTACCATATCTCAATGCATTTGTCAAGGTACTTACTGCAATAATTGATGGTCTTGCAAAATTACTTGGATATCAAGCACCAAAGGTCAAGAATATGGGTGGTGCTTTCGGTGGTGTATCAGACGAAGCCGAAGATGCAAAAGATTCTGTAAACGGTCTTGCTAAAGCAGTTAAGAACGCAACCCTTGGAATGGATGAACTTCATGTTATAGATACTACCGCAGGTGCAAGTGGTGGTGCAGGTGCAGGCGCAGGTGGCATGATGGACATGGACTTAACTGGTTATGACAATCTAATGTCCATGATTCAGTCTAAAACAGGTGAAATTGAAGCGACAATGAATCGTGTTGTGGCTCTC